GCTCATTCGGGTCATAGTCGTCAGCGCGCACGCCATCGTCAGGCGTCGCCCAGTCCTTCGGCTCACCGAACGCGCTCTCGAACTTGCCCTCAGCGTTGAGCGAGATGAAGTCGATCCACGGCTTGCCGTCCTCGGCGTAGATGTCGCGGTCGTCGCTGTGCGGTGAGCGCTCTGCCTTGATCACGTTGTCCGCGTGGCCCAGCGCGCTTGCCATCTGCTCGTGGATGCCATGGAAGGCATCCCATGCGATGACGTGCCCGCTGTCGTCGCGCATCACCCGAATCCCCTGCGCGGGTATCTCCGAGTGGCGCACCATCGAGCGGATCATGCCCATCGTCGGGTTGACGACGAAGTCGACCATCTTGCCGCCGATGGTCGTCGCATCCTTGTAGTTGACCTTCTTGCTGCCTGCGCCTGTTGTCCACTGGCCACGCGAATCGCGCGGCTCGTTGGGATCGAAGTCGAGCCGGGCGATCAGCGCGTCGAGCTTGTCGGCAGCGAGATCGAGGCCGTCCATCGCAGCCTACTTGAGGATCGTGCCGCCGGTCGGCGTCGTCAGCCTGCCGCCGAAGCCATCGCCGCGTGCAGCCTCCTCCTCGTGGAACTTGGCCGCCTGCGCATGCTCCTCGGGCGAGCGATCATCGTGCCGCGTGTCGCAGTCGTCGTCGTCCTTCACCGCTGGCGACGTGACGACGCCGGGCGCTGGTGCTGGCCCTTTGAAGCGCGCCTCGATGGCGTCGCAGCGCTTGCCGAGCCCATGGACCTTCTCCATGAGATCATCGAAGCGGCGTTGCGCCATCGTGTCCTTGTCGTCGTCATCCACGCCGCTGATGGTCCCTTTATTTTTGGCACCGTAGAAGACGTGTTCACCCTTTTCCGGGCCATACGTGCCCTTCATTGCGGACATGATCTTGTCGCCCTTGTCGGTCAGTGGCATCGTCGTCCTCCGCCATCTCAAGAAAAAACGCCGCCATCGAGTGCAGTCGGCTGCGGACTGCACTGTGAGGCTGGAACCGTTGCGCGAGCCCAGCGCAGTTGATGGCGACGCGATAGAGGATTGCGTTCATCCAGCGTACAGCTTGGCGCGCACCGCACAGTCCTTCGCTTCGAGGAGCTTGCGCAGTGCGACAGTGCGCTCAGGGTTGCGCGGCAGGTTCGCCACGATCCAGTGAGCGAGCGAATGGAACGGCTGACTGACCGCCTGCAAGTTCGGCGGCAGATGCTCGAAGATGAAGAACTGCAACAGCGGCTCGTCCATCAGCGCACCGGGATCGGCTTGCCTGCGAGCGGCGTGCCCGCGACGGCCTGACACGGTATCTGCGGGCCGGGCGACACCGTGCCGCCCGCCGCCACAACCTGAATCTTGGTCGGCGGGCCGGGCAGCACGTTCTGCCCCGTCACCAGCACATAGGGCGTGATCGGGCCGGGTTGCACCTGCTGGCCTGTCACAACCTGCACAGGGATCGGTCGGCCGGGGAACGCTGCCATCACGCCTCCTCTCGCGCCATGTACGCGCGCGCTTCATCGAGCTTGGTGCGGCCCTTCTTCGTCAGGCACTCGTCCGGCAGATCAGTCAGGTTGTAGACGTAGCGATAGAAGCAACGGCAGAACACTTCCTCGCCCGGCAGCGTTTGATCATCGATCCCGATGTGCCCGCCGTACTTCATCAGCCCGTCGTTGAGCGCCCAGTTGTCGGGCTGCACGTAGAACACCTCGTCGCGTTCCTTGTGGTCCTCGCGGTAGTTGTAGCCCGGCTGTCGCCAGTGGCTGTACCAGTAGCCGCCCAGCGCGCCACCGCCCTCGGCAATCGTCTGGCTGATCGCACTCGTGAGCTTGTGGCCCTGATCGATGATGACGCGGCGCTCGTTGAACTTCAGCCCCGCGATGCCGCGCTTGATGTCGTTCTTGCTCTTGCGCGGCTCGGCCGCACCACCGGCCGGGATCGATGTCGCCCAGCCGCTGAAGCGCCGCATCGTCTTCTCGATCATCTCCTCGCGGTTGAGCTTGATCAGTTGCGCGCTGGCGTGGACGCGCCGCTCCAGTTCAGCATGCAGTTGCGGCTTGACCTTGCGCAGCGTGAACTCGCCGATGCCCGGATGCAGGCGCAGGATGCCGCCGTGCTCGATCATCTTGTCGTAGATCGACCGCAACGACGCGCGCAGCATGCCCTCCATGATCTGCTCGGGGATCGTTGAGCGCTCGGCCGCCGCACGTAGCTGCTGCTGCCAGAAGGTCAGTCGCTCAGCGCGGTCGTAGCCATTCGCCGTGAAGTCCTCGGCCGCAGCGGCGAGCACGCCGATGAAGTCGCGCGTGTGGGTGCCGAGACGAGCCCGCGCAATGTGGAAACGGCGCGCCACATCACTTCTCGACCACGCGCAGGCGCGGCTTGTTGTGCCGCGCCAGCATGCGGTCGACTGCACTCATGAACTGCTCGACCTGACGGTCGACGGCCGCGTCGTTGGCGTGGCTGCGGCCCATCTGCGCCATGCTGCCGAAGCTCATGCCCTGCATCTTCTGGCCACCGCCACCCATGCCACCACCGCCGCCGCCCATGCCCGGCTTGCCACCGCCCATCATGCCGCCGCCCGGTGGACCGTGTGCGCCCTGCGCGCCCATGCCGGGCATGACCTGCGGCTCGGGCGTGAAGTTGGCCAACTCCTCGTAGTCCAGTTCGAGCGGCGTATCGAACAGGAACTTGAGGCTGTTGAAGTTGTCGACCGCCCATTCGATCAGCCGCGCTTTGTTGTCGGGGTCGGCCTGCGGCAGCATCAGTTGCAGGAACGCCAGCACCGCGCGCAGCTTGACCTCGTCCACCTTGACCAGTTCGCTGTCGGGCTCCTTGAGCAGCGATGGCCACTTGGTGGTGAAGCTGTTCTTCCACTCGTAGAACGCCTGCGCGAACTCGACGTTGGCGTACTCCGTGTACTCGGCCTGAATCGTCTTGTAGAAGTCCGGGTTCCACGCCCGGTACATCACCAGCCGGTCGAACCAGTCGTAGACCGGCTGCATCTCCTCCCGAACGCCGTCGATGTAGCGGGCGATGGCCTTGGCGTCTTCAGTGCCCTCGCCAAATCCCTCGGCGAACGTCTCCTCGGTCAGCATCTTCGCGGGCATGCCGCACGCCGATGCGATGTCTTCGAGGATCGACTTGCGCACGATCTCCATCGGCCCGTCGAGGTTCTGGAAGTTCAGCGACTCGATGGCCTCGTCGGGGCTGATCGAGATCACGCCGCCGGTCTGCGCTTCCTTCACCACCTGACGCTTCTGGCCGAACAGCTTGATCATCGCGTTGTTGATGATCGAGCCGGGCTGCTTGATCTTCGCCACCAGCACGCCGATCTTGGTCGCCACCAGATCGTTGGTCTCCATCGTGCGCAGGAACGACTTCATCGGGAACAGGCTGCGCTGGAAGACGCTGCGGCCGACGAAGCCGTAGGCCGACGCCGTGTAGTGGATGTAGATCGGCGCTTCGTTCATCTGCACGATGGAGCGCGTGCGATGGAACGGCTGGCCGCTTACCGCGATCTGCATGACGTGCTGGAAGTCCATCGCCAGCGGGTCCTGATGCAGCACCAGCGAGCCCGCCGTGTTGAGCGGATCGTAGGCGTTGATCGCGATCTGCGCCTTGTAGACCTTGTTGAAGTCGAGCGGCTTGGACACATCGACGCCGTCCTCAACCACAGCGAGTGAGCCGACGCCGTATACACGCGCGATTCGCATGAGGTTCATGATGTGCGTGTCGACGCGCAGCCGCTCCCACTCATCCTCGAACGCTTCCTTCACGCGCTCCTCGGGCGAGTTCGGCACACTGACCTCGCGCTTCTGGCTCTGCGCGATCTCGATGGGCTTCTCGACCAGCTTCCGGCCGAGCGGATGGAAAATGTAGATGTTCTTGCACAGGTCGTAGCTCAGCGCGGCACCCGGCTGGATGTCGTCGTTGTGCGTCAGCAGTTCGCTGAGCGCAGTGCCCATCGCACTGGTGATCTTCAGTTCGCCAGCCATCAGGCGTTCCCCGCAGGTTCAATCCTGAACAGCGCATGCGCTTGGCTGCGCAGCGTGACCTCGACC